CGCCTTCGCCTTCGCCTTCCGCTGGTGCGGCTGGATCTGTCTTGGAAACTGATACCTCTGCCGCTGCAAGGGCTATTTCATCCATCTTGGCTCTAACCTGATCAATCATCAATTGGATAGATTCATCTGTCACAGGCGTTAGCATAGCCTCTGTCAAGGCTGTGTTTGCTTCCAATCCCAATGCTTGAAGGTTTGTGATAAGTGAGTCAATGCCTGAGGCGACATCTCCGCTTTCGCCAATTGATGCTATTTTTGTTTTTGTTTCTTCTAGTTGTTGGTTAAAGTAGGCCGCACTATCAGAACCTTCACCAAAACCCAAAAGAGCAAAGACGCCTTTCTTTCTTTCTATGGAAACAAGTTTATTTTCTAGTTCTTCAAGCTTGCCGGGTGCATTGGTTATTTTATCAATAAATTCTTGCGCGGATTTTGTAATCGATGAAAAGCTTTTTAGTATTGAAACGCTGCCATTGATTGCGCCAACTGCAAAAGTTTTAAATGCAATTCGCATTTCTAAAAATTTGACAATAACAAACTTTGCAAAGGCCAAAAGCTTTGTAAATAGCATTTCTGCAATCTTGCCAAACCCGCCCTGCTCTTTTGCAAAGTCACTGAATTTTTCTGATAGCAATTTGACCGCTGGTGCAAGCTCAACAACAAAAGCTTGTGCAAAAGATTTGACGTTTTCACGCGCAATCAAGAAAGCATCGTTGGCTTGCTCTACTCTTGAAATCTCAATTCGAGTGAGTGACAAGCCAAAGGCATCCATGTCAGACTCAATCTTTTTAAGACCTTCACTGCCAAGGGCTAAAGTGTTGACCAGTGCAACGCCTTCAGAATCAAACAGCTTCATAGCTAGTCTGACTTTTTCTCCGCTTTCACTGACGTTGCCCATAGCATCAGCAATGCGCTTGAATTGTTCATCAACTGGAAGTTGTGCAAGTTCCTTGGCTTCTAATCCAAGTTGAGCAATCGCCCCCTTGGCCTCACCTGTCCCAAGGCTGGCTTCTTGTACCCTACGAACCATACGCTGAAGGGCCATGTTTGCAGTGTCAACGCTAACACCTGTAAGCTGTGCAGCTCTCTGCATTGCCTGAAGCTTTGCGGGCATCACACCAAGTTTGTCTGATGTCTTGCCAAGCGCATCAGTTGCTTGCATTGTTTTGACAGTCAAAGCAGCTAAGGCAATGCCAGCGGCACCTGTCCCAATCGTAACGCCTTTGCCTAAAGACTTAAATAAACTGCCAAGCTTTTTTAGTTTGCTTCCGCTCTTTTTGGTAAACTTGCCAATCTTCTTTTGAGACTGTTCAAGCTTCTTGATCAGAACTTCATTTTCAGCGGTTAGCTTTAAATTGATTTTGGCTAAATCTTTGGCCATCTTTATTTCCTTTGGGCTAAGGCTTGCAGCGATGCAAGTGTGGTGTTTGTTGTGTCTGTGCTTCTTTGTTCCTTAGTCTTGAACATGAAATCATCAGGCTTTTTGCTTTTGCCCTTTCCTGCATTTACATTCCACAGGATCGAACACAACATAGCAGCGTGGTAGTTATCACGCCAAACGCCAAAAGGGTTTTCAGAATAGTATTTTTTCCAGCTTGATAGCTCTCTTGAAGTCATTTCTGATTCAAGCCTTGCAACCGTCATCCCTAGTTCAAGTGATAACGTGTGCAAGAAACCCACCTCTGGATCTAATCCTTTTTTTCTTCTTCAACCTCATCATCAAGCCCGCTGATTCTTACAATCTCAGGAACTATTTTATTAATTACGTCCATTGGAACCTGATCAAGTATTTCATCTTCAGACATAGCCGAAAATTGCTCTGTGCCTTGTTGCATCAGAACAGCCATTTGAAATAACTCATCTTGGGATTTGTCATTGATTGCATTTTGGAACTTGCGGAAACCGCCCGCGCTGAGTTCCTTAATATCTATCATCTGACCTGAAACTTGAATCTGTTTTTTCTTGAATGTAAACATGGTTTGGGTTGCCTTTTATAATTAAAGAAACAAGGGGCTTGCGCCCCCGTTTTTATTAAGATGCTACAATTGCGCCGCTTATTTTAAACGTATAAGCAATGCTGTTCTTATCATCAATTGCTGGTGTGATTTCATAACCTAAATTCACAACTTGAAAAGTGTAAGTGATTGTGCTGGTGCCATCAGTTGTGGTGAACTGCATTCCAAAAGTCTTGCCTGATCCGTTATAGCCAGCACCCGTTAAAAGATCCTGTGTTGCGTTATCGGCTAAGAAGTTTGAAGTCACTGATATTTCAGAACCATCTGAAAGACCGCCAATGTATTCCTTTGAAGTTGATGCAAAGTGTGTAACATCGACTAATGGAACAGATGCGCCAAGGCCAGAAACCTCTGTGACTTCTGGAATAAGAGCGTATGTAGGACCACCATCAGTGTCTATGCTGAAAGTCCATCCTTTGATGTATGCTGAAGTTGACATATTTGTTGCCTCGTTAAAAAGTTAATTAATTGTTGTAATAAAAAATGACCGTTAAGGAAACGCCAAAGCAATCCGCTGTTGGATCATAGACTGTCGCCTTGTCAATCAATTGCGTGTCTTGAACATACTGCCCCCCGGGTATCAAAAAGCCTTGGAAATCTGAAAGCAAGGTTTCTAATGCCTGAGATGTTTCTATCGCTGACAATGCAGTTTTCGACACGCTTACAAAATTCACGCGGCCTTGATAGAAATTCGTTTCACCATCCATCGAATCATCGTATTCAACAGAGTCTAAGTTGTATATTATAGCGTCATCAGTATAGTCAACAGGAACTATGATTGGAAAAACCTTGGTGGTCATGTTCGCTGTGATGAACTGGTAAAGTTGATCTAGTCTCATTGGGTCGCCTTCAATACTCTTTCTCGTAGTTCGCTGGTGAATGAAGCAGGAACAGCACCAACCGTCTGATCATATGATTTCTTCAACCAAGGTCTAGGTGCAACCCTTCCGCCGTTTTTTGTCTTGTGTCCTTGCTCTACAAATTGGACCGCATAATAGGCTGACTTTTTAACACCAACCGCAACCAATGCAGTGTTATTGTTTTTCCTTGGAAATCTAACCAAGGTAATTGATCGCTTGGTGAATCCGGGCGCAACTAGGTTGCCTCTGTAAGTCCTGTGAGCAACTGATCCAACTGGGGCATTGTTCTTCGCCGCCGCTCGCATCTTGCGCCCTGATGCTGCTAGGGCTTGTGACATTGCCCGCCATCCAAGCTTGCCCGCTAATGCTTGCAACTGCATCTGTGTTTCTGCTAAACCCTCAACCTTCATGAATGCGTAACGCCTCGACTTCTGTATAGGCATTTCATGGTAATGTCTGTATTTAAACCCATAACATTATCAACGCTGACAATATCATAAACATCTTGGTTTTCAGTATTCACAACTCTATCGGCTGTGTTGGCTTGCTTTGTGTCTGAATCATATCTAACTTTTATGTCAAACATATTGGTGGCAATTTCACCTGTGGTGCTTACAGTCTCGCCGCCCGCTGTCATCCTGATTGATGATTTGCGACTAGCCAGAACAGTCCAAGATTCTGTTTCTTGGCCCATGTTATCTTGTGTTGAAACTCTGCGCTGTATCTCAATGCGCTTGTTCAATTGCCCCGCTGGTATCATTGGCTAGCACCTGCAACCTGATACCCATAATCATTGCGGTAAACAACTCTGTACTTGTCCAAGAATGCAGTCACGCCCATTGGGAGTTCTGCCGCGATTGTACCAACCACAACTGATTCTCTGTTCTTGTATTGATGACCAACAAGCAAAGCAACAGCGTTGATGATTGCATCAGGAACACTGGCAGAAGTAGCGCCAAAGCCTTCAACAACTGTGAAGGTCATATTATTAAAACCTTTCTTTCTTATTGTTGGCCATGAATCAACAGGTGCAACCCGTAAAGGCATCCCTTCATAATCAATAAAGAAATCATCTAAGCTTGCAGTGATAAGCAAATCACTTGAATCTGTATAAGTGATTGATGTAATGTTGGTTGCTTGGTGGCTTGGGATTTCTAAATACTTTAAATCAATTTGTAATTCATCAAGCGAATATTCAGCCGTTTGTTCTATAAAAAATCGGCCCGTGTATTGTTGACAAAAATCTTCAGCGCTGTTGATCATAACTTGAATCAAAGCATCATCTTCAGTTGTTTCAATGGCAAGTCTTGCCTTGGCTTCAGCAACCGTCATCACTGATGCAGTTGGTGCAACCGTCAACTTTCTTTTGATTTGATTCTTGTATTTCATCAGCAGCCCTATTAATAAAAAAAGACTAGGGGACAAGATGCCCCCCAGCCAAGTCAGACAATTAAACGTCTGTAACGATGTCGCCAGCAACAACCGCAGATGGAGCGAATGTAGCATAAGCGCCGCGAACCTGTGCACGAATAGTGACAAGGTTGCTTTGCACGTTGGCTTCATCTTGTTCAAACATTTCAACAGTTGTGTTGTCACGCATGAATAAAGTTGAAGCAGTTGCCCAATCGCCAGCAATTGCAGTGTTTGCAGGTACTAGGTTTGATGCAATGATTGGAACACCCCAAGCAACAGGCAAGTTGAACGCTCGCGGATCAGAACCGATGAAGATACCAGTTTGATCAGTTTGCAAATCAATGCGCTGAATGTCAGCAGGGTTCATGTAAAACGCTGAAGCTTCATAACCAGACTGCTGAAGCGTGGTTAACATTACGCGCAAACGGCCAAGGTAATCATCATTTGTTGCAGCAGTGAAAGTCTGTGCTGTGTAGTTGCCAGCTTGTAAAATACCTGAAAGGCTTGGGCTAGTACCAGAACCATTGATCACTTCGTTTTCTAACTTACGACGAACAAAGTAAGAAAGACGGTTATCAATGAAAGACATCATTGCAGGTGCATCATCGCGTGTTTGCTTTGATACTTTCAAGAAAGTACCAATCAATTGAACTGGTGCTTGCTTTAAAGTGAATTCAAGTGCAGATGCAGGTAATGCGTTCGCTTCACCAACAGCATCAGCGCCATTAGTTGAAGTAGTTTCTTGCGCGTACTCAACCAAGTTGCTTGCAGTTGAACCAGTAGTGATTGAATCTAAGATGCCATAACGTACAAAGTCAGCACCATAAGCACCCGGTAAACGCTGTGACGCAACTTCAGCAGAAGTTAAATCATTATTGTCAGCAGGAGCAGAAACAATTGTGTTGCCTTGCACGTCAATGAAAGTTGACTTGCCGCCATTCTGGTAAGCTTTAAAGCCTTCAGAGTTAACAACCTGTGCGCCTAAAGATGAACGTGCATGAGCGGCTTCAATCGCTGCTTCGCGGCTTGATGCAGAACGCTGTTCAGCTTTCAACAAAGAAGCATTCACTTCTTCAATTTTACCTTCTAAAGCTTTTAAGCTTTCAGAATTCTTTGCACCCATCTTGCCGTGTGCTGCAACTTCTTCATTGGTTTTTGCAATGAAGCTTGTGATTTCGCCTGATAAGGCTTCTATTTCTTTGCTCATTTTATTTAATCCTATTTGATTTGATTTGATTGTAATGCTTTTATAAGGCTTTCAATTGCGTCACTCTCTGACGCTTTTTCATCGGGTTCAGCATCACGCTGCAAATCCAATTTCTTTGACGCTAAAGCCACAGCGTCTTTTCTTGAAACCCCCGCTTGTCGAAGGGATTTTTCGAAGTCTCTAACGTTCTTGATTTCTGAAACGTCAATCTTTTCTTTGCTCAATGCTTGGGGCATTTTCTTGAAATGTCGTTCCATGCCTTTTGCTAATGCTGCAACCGCCATTTCGTTTGTATGCGTTGCAAAGCCAAGTTCTAAAGCTTCTGAACCTGTGAGCCATGTTTCTTTGTTTACCATGTCTGTGATGACTTCTTCATCAAGGCCAGTTCTCTTAACGTATATATTGATCAAGGTTTCTTGGATCTTGTCCAAGACATCAGCGGTAGACCGCATTTCATCAGCGTCACCCACCGCACCCGACCAAGGCGAATGAATCATCAAGAACCCATCTTCAGGAATCGTGATTGTATCGCCAGCCATTGCAATCACAGAAGCGCTTGATGCAGCTATACCAAGAACTTCAATGTTGACCGTGGCCTTGTGCGAACTCAGATAATTGTAAATAGCTAAACCGTCAAAGACTGATCCGCCCGGGGAGTTGATTGTAAGGTTGATTAATTCAACGTCATCATATTCTTTGACATCGTTGATGAATGCTTCAGCGCTTGTGCCGTATATGCCTATTTCATCAAGGATTGAAAGTTCAAGCCCTTCATCTGTCTTGGTTGCGTTATACCAGTTCTTCATTCTTAAACCTCATTTCCTGATTCTGTATCTGATCCAAGATCAACCAAAGGTGCAAGGTTCACTTGCGCGGTCAGTTCATCTGCGTCATCCATTGCTGAAAGATTCAACCGTGATCGCGCTTCATTGCGTGTCATGATTCCATTGGTGACAAGCTTAGAAAGGAATTCAGCTTGCCCTTTTGAGTCAGCCCGCATGAACTGCGTGGTGTCAAACTTAATGCGAACACCTGAACCCGGGGAAGTCAAAGACCTTTCAAGGCGCTGTTCAATTCTTGTGAGTAATGGAGAAAGTCCAGTTGATAACCAACCAAGTTTAATCTGTTCTATGCCGCTGCCCCATGTTGTGCCCGCTGTGGTGTCATTAATCAACACGCTTGGGATTGCATAGAATCTGGCAATGTCTTCGAGGTTGTATCTTTTGTTTTCCAATAGTTGCATTGCTTCAGGTGAAAGCTGAACCTGCTGATATTTCATGCCAGCCTCAAGCACCAATGTTCTGTGTGCGTTGCTTGTGCCATCAGACATATTTGCAAAGCGGCCCATGACCTGTGCGTGTTGCGCATCAGTCAGAACCATATCTGTTGACATTACACCTGATGGTTTAGCACCTGATTGAAAATATCTGCTTGCGAAATCTTCGCTTGCTAGTTGGTTGCTGATGCTGCCCGCTGCGTATTCAATAGGATTCAAGCCAACAATGCCGTTGCCCATGAACCTGAAATGAATAATGTCATCAGTTGGTAAGACTCTGGGAATGCCATCTGAACCTGTGTAGCGATATTCCACAACACCATCAATCATGCTGACTTCCATTTGAGCAGAAGCCAAAGGTTCAATTGCAATCAGTTGATCACCTGCGCCGCGTCTGATCTGGCCGTATGCGTTTCCGTTGGTGTTCAAATTTAATAACAAAGTTTCTTTGAACTCAACTGGTGTATCAATTGCGTTGGGTGTTGATCCCAAGATGGTTGCAAGGCGTGAAGTTGTATCTTCAACAAGTGAACCGTCAACTGTGTTGTACACCTTCAGGGGAAGTGATGAAACGGTTTCTGTCAGTAGTTTCACGCAAGCGTAAACCGCTGAAACTTGAAGCGCCGAATCAACTGTGACTGACTTGGGTTTGATGACACCTGAACTGGGTGGGGTTGTACTCTGCCCGCCGTTTTGTTGCTGGGTCGCTGAGTTTGAAAATACCCCAGATAACCATCTCGTCCATTTTGCCATGTTATAAACCTATTGTGATTGGTTCTGAATTCAAGAACCTATCAAGCGAATTTTCAGAAACGCCTGAAGAAAGAAAGCGATTCATTGCTATTATCAAGGCAACCACACCATCAATCTTGTTGGCCTTTTGGTTCCTTGATTTTCTTGGGTATATGTTTTCGTTTCTATCTTCTTGACAAGTGACGTTTGAAAACATCCAAGTCAAGATAGGGCAACCGTCATAATGGAACCTTCCCGCCCTGATCAATGCGTCTATTTCCTTCATTGGTTCCGATAAGTATCTGACAGTTTGGGGAACCTCAACCATTATAACACCTTTTTGAGTCAGCTCCGAAGTGAACTGATTAGCGTTATAGGGATCATATCCGCATTCTCTAAGCTGGAAATCTTCAGCATCTTTCATGAAGTCATCAAGGATCTGCTGGTAATCTGTGATATTGCCATCAGTAACGCTGATCTTTCCGTCATCAGCCCATGCCCGGTAAGCCGCATTTTGAGAATCGGCAACAGTATCTTCTGGCAAGTAGTGCCTTCCGAATGCGTATATGTGAGTAAGGCCGTCAATGATCTTGGGAAATATAATCATGTCAGATGCAAAGTCAGCCTTGGATGCAAGGTCAGTCCCCTTGTATGCAACCTCGCCTTTGAAGTCATCAATGCAAAGACTAGGATCAGCGCACCTGTTCAGTGCTGCCATGTCAATCCATGCGCTTTCTGTGTTAGTCCAAACGCAAAGGTGTTTTGTCAGAAAGTTGTTTCTTGTCTTGGTGTCTTGCCTTGCCCGTTCCGCTGCCTTTTCTATGAACTCAGGTCTGACTGATACGCCCCAGTTTGGATTGGCTTTTTGCCATATAGCAGGATCAGTGAACAGTGAATCAAGGTCTTTCAAGTCCCCCGGGTCAA